CTGGCGCTGCCTGGGTGGTGGGCGCGGCGTAAGCAGCACGGATCAGATCACCCATTTGCGAGCGAAGCTCTTGCCACTGCACGTATGCGGCGGTGCCTTTGTGGCCGTCGTCGCTGTTCGACGCAGCGTGTGCATTTGCAGCCCGCGCCCCGAGTTCGATCAGCTTGTTGAGCAGATTCAGTTCTTCAAGCTCGTTGAGCGGCCCTCCGACTTCAACGGCAGGCGCTGGCGCTGCCTTGGTGGCGACTGCTAGCAGTGCGCCGAATTCGTCAGAGGTGTCCATGTCCTGCTGACGCCAGCCGTGATCCATCAGGAACTCGCCCATGGTCTCGTGAACACGCTCGGCGAGTTCGGTGGGCACCCATATTCCTGCTGGCGGCTGTGCTGCGGTGTCAGTTGCCATGGCTCGGCCCCTTCTTTGGCGCATGGATCGTGATGTCACGGTTCTCGCCGCCGTTGATCATGATTGGTTGGTTCGTATCGTGGCCGCGCGCCTCTGTGTAGTTCACGACCAGGGAGACGAATATGGTGGTTGCTGCCGACAGTGCATCGGCCACTCCAGCCTCATCCAGATAGGCGTCAAAGGCCGTGAGGAAGCGGTCGTGCGCTCTTATGGTGTCAGGCATGGCTCTCCCCTTCAAACATAGCGGCAACCGCCGCATTGATCTTTTGCCCGTCCGCCACGCCGCGCCGGTAGGCTTCTGTGGCAATGCGGCGCACGCGGAAGCGGAACAGCCGCGATTCACGGTCACCGTCTTCTGGCCAGATCACGCCAGACTGCACGGAAATGTCCCGCAGTGTGTTGGCATCCAGTTCACGCATGTCGATGAATGCATCAGCCATTGCTCTCTCCTTGTGCGCGCTGGGCTGTCAGCAGTAGCTCCACATGACGGTCAATGCGGCCCGCTACTCTTTCCAGCAGCGGCGTGTAGTTGCTGCTGTGGCCGCAGTCGGACAGCACCATGGCGGCCAAATTCATGGACTCGTAGCTTGCGTCTTCGCGCAGTTCTTCTTGCGGCACTGCTGGCAGCTGTGCCGCAGTGGAGAGTGCCGCACGGCGAAGCTCTGCGCGCCACCAGTATTTGCCCGCGCCTTCCGGCGTTTCGCCGAATTGAAACCCGTTGAGAGGGCCGTCGCCCATCAGGAAATTGATGACGGTCTTGAGGTCAGGGGCGGCTTTGAGGGCATCGTAGCGCTCGTCGAATTCTTCGTCGGTCAATTTTCATCCTCCATCTCGCCGCGCAGGGCGTTTTCTGCGTACCGGACAATGGCCCGGCAAAGCTGCTCGAACTGAGACTGGCTGTACAACTTTGCGGCCTTCTTCGTCGCCAGCGGCTCGATGCCGAATTCGGCCAGGCCGGCTGCGCTGATGCTGATCGGGTGCAGGCGTTCATTGATGGCGCCAATGGTCAAAGTCGGCGCTTCATCGGCCGCATCGCCAGTTGCCGCAGCGTGAGCAATGCCAGCGGCCACAGGCGCGGCAGCGGTCGAGGCAGGTGCAATGGGCTTTCCCGGCATGGCCTCTTTTTCTCGTTCGATCGCTTCCAGTGCTCGCGTTACGGCTGGTTTGGCGGCTTCGGCCAGGATTCGCTCGCGCCGAGCCGCTGCTTCGCGCTCGGCCGCTTCCGCTTGAGCCTTCTGTTGCTCCTCGGCCCGAATGCGCGCCCGCTCGGCTTCGGCCTTGGCCTCGGCTGCGGCCTGGGCTTTGCGTTCTTCCTCTTGTCGGATGCGCTCACGCTCGGCCTCGATGCGTGCCATCTCCGCGTCCACGCGCTTTTGCATCAGCAGCTCCAGCACCTCGTAGTCCTTGGTGGCCAGATCCTGCCGATCGGTGAACAGGTGGGCGTACTGCGGCACGCTGTCGAGCGTTTGCAGGTTGTTGATGATCCTGGCCGCCAAAGTGTTGACCTCGGCTTGGCTCGAAATCAGCGCGGCAGTCAGCTTGTCGTCGATGCTGGCCAGGCTGGACAAGCCCTTGATGGCGCCGCCAAAATCAGGCATCGGCACGATCAGGCGCACGCCCTTGATGTCGGTTTGCATGCGCGCGACGTGCTTGTCGAATTCGGCGCGCGCGGCCATCACTTTCTCGGTGCGGCGCGCGTCCTTCTCGGCTTTGACCAGCTTCTCGGTGGCCAGGCGGGTGGATCGGGCCAGATCCTTGAGGTCGGCAACGGTGCGGCGCATCAGTTCGACGTCGCTTATCTGCGCGAGGGCTCCATCTTCGGCCTGGGCCAGCGCGTCCTCGGCTTTCTTCAGGGCCTTGCACGCAGCCTCGGCATCCGCGAACTGCTGATCGGTGGCGGGCCTGGCCGGGATGCGGGCAATGAAGTCACGCAGTGCCAAACCAAAGGCGTCGAGGTTGCCGCCCACGGTCAGGGCACCTTGCACCTGCACCACCACGGCGGGCAGGCTTTCCATGGGCGCGGCCACCACGGGCGCGACTGGCTCGGTCGGAACGTAGGCGGCCACGTCCTTTTCGAACTGCTCCCAGCCGGCAACCAGGCGGGCGCGCATGGCTGGGTCGGGGGTGTACCAGCAGTGGCGCCCTTCGCTGATTTCGTCGCCGTCCAAACTTGCCGCCGTGAACAGGATGCGCTCGCAGCCCGAAACCATGGCCTGCTGCTCAAGCTGCGCACGATAGTGCTCGGGCAACTGGTGGCCGCTTTCCGGGATGCCGTCAAGTCGATTCGGGATGGCGTCGCGCAGCGCGGCGTTGAGTGTTTTGCACTCCCATGCTGTGTCGCCCTCGAATGTCAGGCCGTCGAAGCTGGCACTGTATTTGCCTTCAACGCCTACGACAGGGAAAAGTTCTTCACCGATGATCTTTTCAGCCAGCGGGCGGGCGGCGGCTTCGATGGCGTGTCCGCGGTCGAAGATGCGCTGCTGCTCGGGCCCGACGTCGCGCCCGATGCCGGTGGCGCGCTCATACACCAGCTCGGCACGGGTCTTGTAGGGGCTGACGCCCATCATCGCCGGAGCGTCGCTGGCGTTCAGGGCCATGGCGCGGTGAGCAGCCCATTCGGGCGATCCTTGTTGCAGGATCAGGGTCTTCATGCGGCCTCCATTTCGGCGCTGCGTTGTTCGTACAGGGTCACGAGTTCGGCGCGGTGATCCGCGTTGGACACGGCGCCGATCAGGCTGCCGGCTTCGGCCAACTGCTCCACGTCGGTGGCGGCGGACATCTTGTCGGCTACTTGGGCGTAGGTGAATGCTGGCGCTTCGTCCTTGGGCTGCACGTCTTGCACGTCAGAGGCAGGCTGCGGCGGCTTGATTGCGCGCAGCGTGGCCTTCTGTTCGTCGGTGAGCGAGCCCTTGGTTTCGACCATCGCGATCAGGTCGGCGGCGGTCTTCTTGCCGCCCTCGATGACCCTGCGCCAGGTGGGCAAGTTCTTGTCGAACACGGCGGCGGGGTAGCGCGCAGGCGATTGCGGCACCACTTCCGTAGGCCCCATGTGCTTCTCGGTCGCATCAACGATGCGCTCGGCTTCGTCCTGGTCGTAGATGCCGCCGTAGCCGAAGGCCAGGCGAGCGCACTGGATCATGGACTTGTGACGCAGGAAACGCTTGGTGTGCGTCTGCCAGGGGCCGGTCACCTCGCCGTACTTGCCCTTGAAGGGCGCGCGGTACACCTCGTCCAGGTATTCGCGCACCACAATGGGCCGGCTGCGGTCCTTGCGGTAGATGTGGCACTCGATCCACTCGGGCGCTGGCTTGCCACCGGGCATCGTCACAAGCTTGTCGGCGTGGTGAAACTCGATGCCGTCGAACTGAGGATGCGAGTTGATGATGCGGCTCCAGCCGTCCACCCCGACAACAGGCACGATGCCGTTGTTCTTGTCGGGGAAGGCGTAGATTTCCTTCGTCCAGGGGTTGAGGCCGTACTGATTGGCCACCACCAGCAGCGCGGTCATTTGCGCGTCGGTCACTTCGCCCTTGAAGGCTGTGGCCTTGAGGGTTTCAATCAGACCTTCGCCGTCGCCCATGTCGAGTTTGGTGGCGAGGGTTTGGGTGAGGGTGGTGAGGGCGTTGGTCATGATGTTTCCTTGGTCATTTGTGCCCACTGGCCGCCAGCAGTGCCAGCGCCTGGGCTTGATGGATTTCGGCGCGCGCTTGCTGCGGCGCCTCCTGCCTGTCAGCCGCAACGTCGGCTGCGGCCTCGGTTTCGCTGGGTCCTGGCATCAGCCACGCGCCAAGCACAAAGGCCAGCACGCACAGGATCAGGGTGAGCCAGACGGCCCAGTGGTCGGTGCGGGCGGTCATGGCAGCGCCCTCCACTTCGGCCCCAGCCAGCGCAGGCTGCACACCCACTGGCGCATGTTGTGGCGCTGGGTGTGGCGCGGCGTGAGGTCGTTGCAAAACAGGCGACGGGCCTGCTTCAGGCGGACGGTGTTCATGCGGCCACCTCGGCAGGTTGCGCCGTCTCAACCAGCGGCGCCCACAGTTGTGCGTGGCACTCGATCAGCGCAAGCGCGGCGGCGTACTCCTGCGCGTGCTCGTTGTCGCCATGCTCATCTTTTAGGGCGGCGCGGAACTTATCGACCGAGCCGAAAAAGCACCCGGTTTGCAGGTACACGCCAGCGTCCGTCAGGTAGGCCAAAAAGTAGTCGGCGCGCGAGCCAATCGGGCCCATCGTCATGATGGGGCGTGTTCCGACTAATTTTTTGCCGTCCAGTTTTGCCCCGCGCAGTTTGGCCCTGCGCAGGTCGGCCACTTCCATTTTGGCCCCGTCCAGTTCGACCCCGTCCAGATTGGCACCGTCCAGGTAGGCCCCGTCCAGGTAGGCCCCGCGCAAATTGGCCCCTTCCAGGTTGGCCCCGCGCAAGTTGACCCCTTCCAGGTTGGCCCCGTCCAGGTTGGCCCTGCGCAAATTAGCTCCATCCAGATTAGCCACGCCCAAATAGACACCGCCCAGATTGGCCCCACACAAATTGGCCCCGCGCAAGTTGACCCCTTCCAGGTTGGCCCCATCCAGATTAACCCCGCGCAGGTTGGCCCCGTCCAGGTTGGCCCCGCGCAGGTTGGCTCCGCACGCCACAGCGGTCTCCAGCGCCGCCCGCATCGCAAGCCCGCTTGCCTGCTGCTCTGCGGTGGGCTGGTATTCAAGCAGCACTACATCGGTGTAACGGTGCTTGATCGTGATATTGTCGGTCATGTTTGCTCCTTTTTTTGGCTGTTGAGCTCACGCGCCAGCCGGCGCTCGTTGTTGATGCTGCGCAGGCGCGCGGCGGCTTGGGTGACTGCCGGGGCCGGGTTGGCCCAGGCGTCCAGCTCTTGATCGATGCCGGCGCAGTGCCGGGCGTCGTGCGCAGCGGTGGCGCGCAGCTTGTCGGCCTGGTCGAACAGCCATTCGCGGTGCAGGGCGCTCATGCGGCCTCCCGGATGTGCAGCAATTCAAGGCGCTCGGCTTCTTGCTGGCTGCGCTGCTCGTACAGCTCGGCCTTGCGGTCGAAGAACTGCGGATCGCGCGCCGGGCCGGC